CATCTGCATAGTAGCGGTCATACGCCGCTTCTAAAATTTTATCACCATTTGCAAGGTCATGCACATCTTCTTTTAATGCACCAACATCGTCTGCCGTTCTAATAAATATTTCTGCGACATCTAATTTTTCTTTTGCAGGAACATATGCTTTGATTTTGTCCCACATTTCAAATACTGTTTCTATATCTACAGAAGTCATTTACACCTCATAAATGGCTGAGTTGGCACCGTGTTCTGCACACTCTACCCGAATACATCGGCAACGATTATCTGTCATTTGTTTTACTATCTCGTCCGCCTTTCGCCAGGCATGTTCAGCAAACTTTTCGACCCCCACACCATCAAGTTGTACAATACTTGCAAGACCTTGGGTCTCTAACATCAGTAAATCATTCTTCTTAGGATCATTTACATCAATTACAACTTTGTGGTCAAACGTATCTTCAAGCCATGCTTTCAGAGGTTTGAGACCACCGAAATCAACTACCCAATTACGTTCATCTAATTTATCACAACCAAATGTGAATTTAAAAGATAGACTATATCCGTGTAGCAATTTACAATGTGAGTGTGCATTGGGTTGTCTAAACACTGCACTTAGTCCAATGTTATGCCCATAGCACTTGGTCGAAAAATATTTAGCCATTATGCTTCCTCATTTACTTCTAAGTTATTATCTTCTGGAACTTCAAGTTCTTCTGATTCATCATCAAAATCTCTATGATTCCACTCATTCATTACTACTTCAAGTTTTTCATCTGTCCAATTCTTTCTGAATTCTGACATGATATCACCTGACTTAGTTGTGTAAGCCAGCTTATTACCCGACTTAACTAAAATTCCTTTTGCTTCAAAGAAATCTACCAAACCACTATAAGGACTCATTCCTGTTTTATAAGGAATTTCTACTTGTACTCCTTCAAATGGTTTTGCATATCTAGTTTTCATCACTTTACATGCCGCTCTAATGCCATGTACTTGTGAAGTTTTATTTCCATCTTCATCAACTTTTAGTTTCAATTTTTTCATTGCTACTACAATACTTGAAGCATAGATAAATCCTTGTCCACCTGATATCTTATCATCAGGATCAAACATATCTTGTGAAGCATAAGTGTGATTTGTTGCAACTAGACCAACATTATAATCACCAAACATATTAACTGAGTTACGTACTAATGATGCAAGTGCTTTAGGTTTACGACCCATATCACCTTTCATATCACCTTTTTGAAACTGGTCAACATCTGTTGGTGTTAACATCATTCCTAAACTATCAATGACAAATAAAACCTTAGGACGTTCTTCTTCGTCTTTATCGGCATATTCTGCCTTATAATCTTTCATAAAGTCATTAATGATTTTAGCAACATCGTCAATCATTGCTACGTTTAGTTTTAATAGCTTATCTTCGCTTGTATCTACTTGCAATGCATGTAGCCATTTCTCATCTAGTGCATTTTCACTATCAATAAGAACCACAAAGATACCTTGGTCTTGTGCGTTTTTAACAACATTACCTGCGGCGATATATGATTTACCTGCACCACTTTCACCTGCAAATACTGTTACTTTACCTAATGGAATACCTTTATTAAAGTCTCCACTAATTAACTTGTTTAGACAGAAGTTACCTGTTGAGATCCAAGTATCAGGGTCACGAAAACCAGCACTTACTCCTGGAACCGCTTTTGTGATACTTTTTCTAAATTTACTTACGTCAAATGCTCTTGGCATATTAAACTCCTTCATAATGAGAGGGAGGTTGCCCTCCCTCTAGTTGTTTTAATGATTTAGTCAGATTTACGACTTCTAATCATTGCCAGGATATCAGCGGCATCATTTGAACCACCAGTTGCTGGTGAAGATGTTGCCTCTGCCATTGCTGGTTGAGGTGTTGCTTCTGCCTTTGGAGCAGGAGCCGGTGTCTCAACCGGAGCAGATTTAGTTTCAACTGGAGCAGAAGGTTGTGCAGTTGCCTGCGTAGTTTCTGTCTTAGCCGTTGTGTTACCTAAATCCAAACCATAAGGTTTGTAGTATGCACCGAACTTCTCTGGATCATATAGATTTCCATCAACTGATGCTTCAAACATTTCCATGATGATACGTAGTTCTTCATCTGTTGGACGTTTTGGCATGAAGTCGTTTAAGTCATACAACCCATGAGTTTCAATAGCTTTACGTTCATCTTCATTTAGAGAACGTTCTTTACGTGCCCAATTTGAAGTTGAGTAGTCAGCATATTGACCTTTCTGAGTTTTTGTTAAACGGAAATCAGTTCCTGAATCATAATCAGTTGGAAGATTTTCCATATCTGGATCCATCAGAGCCGACTTTAGAAGTTTAAAGATTTGAGGACCAATCACAAAACGTCTGATTGGATTCTCAGGTGTTTCTTCGTTCATAGGATCCGTTACTACGAAACCTTGGAAGATATAAGAACGTTTCTTCCAATACTTTCGTCCAATGTCTTCCATTGCTGGATCTTTGAACCAAGGACGAATTTCTGCATGTACTGGACATGTATCGCCCCACATTTCAACACAAGGTACCTGTACTGTCACTGGCTTTGATGTGTCACCACCTTTAACGCCTGGAAAAGGCATCTTGATGATTTGACGTTCACGCCAGAAAAAAGTATTTGAGTTATCTGAATCTGGAAGAAAACGAATTACTGATGTTGAATCAGTGTCCATGTTCCAGAAAGGATAGATGGCATCTGTGCCTCTATTTGCGTTGGCATTGTCTGCCGATTTTGAATCTTGTGCAAGAAGTTTTGCACGGATTTCTGCTAGTGTAGCCATATTATATTCTCCTATATTAGCCTGTATTAGTTTTAGTATTAGCCTGAGTGTCAACATAAC